CGTATAGGATGCGCGCGTGGTTGAGTGGTTCATTGCTACCGAGTGTGTAGCCTGCTGTATTTAACGTCATGCCAGTACACCCCGCACTTGCCCGCCGTTTCGCTGGGCCTCGTTTAGTTGTTCGATCATCTGGCGAGCGAAAGACTCGCCGAAACCCATTGGATCGTTTTGGATTGTAAATGCAAACGTCGTCGCCTGTTGTTGCGCCGGTGCTGCAGTTGTTGCAGAGCCGTCAATAGATCCGCCACCACCTGAGCCGCCACGCCCCCCGCCAGAAAGAGACAAGGCCGCATTAGCTCCAATAATACCCATCTGAATAGCTCCGTAAGCGCCTATTTTTGCAGCTATGGGAGCGCCTGCTATGGGGCCTAACTCAGCCAGCGCCCGCATTTGCGCCGATGCTGTGTTCTGTGCTGTTTCAGCCATAGCTTTGGCTGCGTTCAACGCGACTGCAACTTTAGCAAGTGCTTTGCTTCTTGTGCCCATGTTCGCAATAAGCCCGATGACACCGTCAACCGTTGCCTTCTTCATTGCAAGCTCGTCTTTGGCTGCATTTGAATTGATCTCTGCGGACCGCCTGCGATACTCCTCATCAAGACGAAGCTTGGCCTCTTTGTGCTCGCCATGCTTTAGCAACTCAGCTTCTAGGGCTTCGTCAAGTGCGGTCCCGCTTGTCTCGTACCACTCAGTCAAAAGCTCTGTCTCGGTCATTAGGCTTTCTTGCAGCGCCGTGATGCGGTCAACAATGCCTCCGCCGCCGCCGCCAACACTGGTTGTCTGTGTCGGGTCAATCGGATCTTGTGGCGTGCCAAGCTGAACGACTCCGCCTGTCGCATTGTTAAGAGCCTCTTGAAGCGCCACCACATTTTCAGCCGTGTTCTTAGCTTGCTGGTCGAGCTCATCATTGCTGTCAATGAGCCCTTGCCGCTTGACTAACAGCGCCGCCAGAGAGACCGCCTCGGCCTCGTATTGTTCAGCTTTTGAAAACGGCACAAGGTTTTCGTTCGGGGCGATTGAACTAAGCAACGCCTGACTACCAGCGATCTGGCCCGAAAGGCTCTCATACTCTCCGCTTGCAAGCACAATGGCGCGGCGCTGCTCAATCGCGGCTAGGGCGTCTTTGTGCCTAGCCTGAGCGCTTAGAAGGGTAACGCGAGCGCTCTCTACCGTCATTGTCGTGTTGGTGCCTATAGCCCCGTCAAGAAGTCGCGTCTGCTCTATCTGATCTGCCAGCCCTGTAACAAGATTGTCGGATGCGATTTTCAGGTCATCTTTTGCGGTTATCCAGTCATTGAACGCACCGAGAACGTCAATAATGTCGTTTGAAATCTTGATAATATTTGGCGCAACCTTTGACGCCAAAGTGTTGCCAAGCCCTTCAAACGCCATTGACACACGGCCTGCGGCATCGTTAGCCGCCTCTATCCGTTCCGCGTCAAACTGTGAAACAGTTATCCCGAAGCGGTCTTGAAACTTCTCGGCTTCTTGCACCTTTTCCGAATAGCCTGACAGCATGTTAATTGCAGCGCGACCGGATCGCCCGAAAATATCCATAGCCGCAGCGGTCTTTGTGGCCGGGTCTGTGATCCCGTCAAGGCTCTCTGCAATGCGCCGGAATTGCTCATCCGGGGAAAGCCCTTGCAGGTCCTTGATCGACAGCCCAAGCTTGCCGAATGCGTCGGTCTGAAGCTTGGTCCCTTTCTCAAGCTCAACAACATTCCGCTGCATGATTCCGAGGATGCCGGACAGCTTGCCCGTATCAATGCCAGCCTCACCCGCGACCATTGACATCTTTTGCAATGCCGCAGTCGTCAAACCAAGCGACCGAGCCTGCTTTGTTGTTGCGTCAATGTTGGCAAGGCTGGTGTTGGTAAGCGCCACAAGAGCAACAGCAGCCGCCGCAAATGCAGCAGCGCCCACTTTTGCAAACCGTCTCAGGTTTTCTTGGCTTCGGCTCAACGCACCATCAAGCCCGGATGTATCGCCGCCAATGTTGACTTTTATTTCGCGTTCAGCCATTCACTTAAATCCTCAACATCGGCCCTAGTCAGGTTGCCCGCGTAATCGTTGTTCTTGTCGCGCGGGCTTTTGTGGTGCCACTCGCAAAACCATTCCGGCAGTGTCATCTCCCAGAAATCCGTTGGCGATAAACCCCAACCCCGCGCGATTAGATAGAGGTTATCCCAATCTAGGTGTTCGACTTCGCTTTCGGCTTCCTCGAACGTGGGGGGCTTGCGCGCGGGGCCTCGGGCTTTTTTTCGTTTGGTGCTTTCGGTGTTACGGCCGCAGCAACAGCAGTGGCGATATAATCAATCTGGGCCGTTGTGCCGGTCATTATGTGCTGATAAACCTTTTCTTCAGCCACTTCTGCACCCGCCAATTTAAGGCACTCAGTCGCAACAAATGACAAAGAGGTGACACCAATCGGCCCAACTGTCAGCCCGTGGATCAACGTGGCGATGTTGACGCCCTGGCCCTCAATCCTGCGCAAGAACCGCATGTTGGGAGTGAACACATAGTCCACCCCTTCCCACGCGATTGTGACGTCACGAAACACGCTCATTACACTGCCGTGTAGGTGATTGCGCTGCCGGATGAGAACGACGCGGAGAACGTATTTTCGCCGTCATGCGCGCCACCGGTTTCAAAGCTGGACATAAAGAAACTGCCCGCAAACGTGCCGACCGTTTCAACTTCAATCTCAACGTCGTCAAGCAGGGCAGAACCCGCGCCCATTGCCAAAGTGATAAGCTGGCCGCTTTTCAGAACGCCCTCAACAGACAGCGCGATGTTGCGAGCGGAAACGTCTGCAAGCAGGATAGCCCACGCAGCGTCATCCTTGTCTGTCACGTTAATAGGCTCGTTGCTGATGGTCAGCGTATCTGTGCGCGCGCCTGCAACAACAACGGCACCAACGCCGGTGCCTAGAGAAATTCGAACTCGTCTACCTGAACCTGCGGCCATTGTTTAGCACCTCTGTGAGAATGTATTTCGCGCATGATACACGATTTACGTTTTGATGTATAGCACCCGATACTGCATGATCGCCCGTTTGGTTAGGCCGTCCGGGTCTCGGGCAAAGTCCGCGCCCTCTAGCTCCGTTGTAACCCACGTCGCGCCGGTGATCGTCAGTGGTTGACGCTGTATGACCAGATCCACAGCCGCCGCGATTGCCTTGACTTGGCTGAATGTAGTCAAACGTGAAAACACATCAATCTGCACAATGGCATTGCCGCCCGTCTTGTCTTTGTCATTGTTCGGGCTGATGGTATCGCCACCGATCACGATAAACGGAAAGAACGCGGGCAACTCACTGTCAGACGCTTGGGGCAAATCGGAGAAAATAGCAGGGACCCCAGTATATTCAGTCGTCAGTAACGACGTGACAGACGCCACATTGAGCGCCGTATAAATGGCCTGCTGTAATGGTGCGGCTGCAATCATCTTGTGGCGTCCCTCAAAACTTTGTCAATGCGCTCAAACATTTTGGGCGTGAATTTCTCAACAGCCGGAACCCATGCCGGGCGCGCGGCCATGCGCACAGTTCCGAACTCAAGAAAATAAAGGTACGCCAACCGACTGCCAACCGTTCGAGAGATTGGGCTGTTCTTGATGTTGTAAATGCTTGATACACCTGCGCCTGTGTCTGTTGCAGGTGCCTCGCCCGGGGCTGATGCCTGATGTGTTGCGCTTAGGTTCCGGCCACTTGCGCGTGTGTATATCCGGCCCGTCTTTGGCCCGCGCTGTATCCGCTTCTTGACATCACGATCCACGTCCAGCGCGGTTGCAGAAACAGCCTGACCAAGGCCTTTCTGCACTTCCTTACCCAGCCTTGTGAAGTCGCGTTGCAGCGCGTCCAGCCCTTCAATCGTGACTGATGCTTGCCGTGTCATGAGGCCACGCCTCCGCTTACATCAATTTCAAACCACTTATCCGAAAAATCCATGTTGTTTATAAACCGGATGTTGTGCGCTTTCCCGTCAAATGACACGCGGTCAGCATCAGTCAGCCCCGTGAAATACCGGCACGCCACCATGAAAAGCACAGTCGCCTCAACGCGCTCACTTGCAAACCGTTCGCCGCCTGACTTAGCCTTGATCTTCGCGCGCGTAGGTGCACCGGTGATCGTGGCCCAAGTTGTAGACCAGCCGCCAGAACCGTCAGACGTGCGGGTCATGCGCTCGAATGTCACGAAACTGGACAAATCACCGGGGCCATATTTCTGGCATTTTAACACCATGCTAGTTCGTCCATCCGGCGATATGGGTCAAGAATAGCGCGACAACCAGCAGGCAATTCGCACAACTCCCGGCACTCGTACATGATTGAAACCATTTGTTTAATGGCTTGCAAGATGGGCTTGGGGATGTCGGTCCAGCCTGCAACGTACACGACCTTGACCGCCTCACGATCCCGCAAATTGTCCGGCCAGGTTACGCTTTCGTCCAGATACACGCGGCCCGATTGCAGGTCTACATTGTAGCTTGCGGCATCAAAGACTGCCGAGGTGTTGGACCGGTTGAATGTCGTCACGCTTGTAACGCTCTGAAGCGGTGTAAATGGTAGGTCAAATTCATTGCCCAAAGACACAAGAGAACCGTAGTGCGCCGTATGCACGCCCGGGCCTAATGCCAACAAGGCCTCGTCTTGATACGGAGAAAACCCGTCCATCGTGAACTCTAAGGTCTCGGGCAACACGCCGCGCCGGATGTATTGCTTGACGCTCTCGGTAGCGACTTCAATAAAGTCTGTGATCAAAGCGTTATCGGCAGTGCTCTCAACAGCGAGGAATAGCTTCATGTCATCAAGCGACACTGCAAGCGATGCGGGGCCAGTGACAACGCGGATTGATTTGCGGTTGTATCTCATTTGCGCACCTTGCGTGTCTTGCGCTGTGGCATGGGCTCAACTGCCTTATTTTCGAACACCAATTCAGCACAGCCCGCGTCAATAAATGCGCGCAAGAGATCATCAGCAATGTCATATGTTTTGCCCTGTAAGAACCTGACAGGCGTGTAACCGTCATACGTTCCGAGTTGGGTCTTGAGCATTTTTACGCGGTTCATGGCTGCTAATTCCTAAGTGATAAAGTTGATAGGCCGACCGCGTGTGATTGCAGGGCCAGCCGTAGCCAGCCCCGCAAGGTGTTTAGGTTGCAGCCGTACCCGCGTCAATCGTCGCGCCCGCCTGAACAGCGCCGTGACGCTTCTCAGCATGTACAGCGACATAGGCGTCAGTGCCAGTCGTTCCGGTCGCCACAATCCGCACATAGCGCTTCTGGCCGATGTAACCAATATCGCCGATGTAGTCATTGTCGGCAGTGTCAAGGGTGACAGTCAGCGCGGCCTCAGTGCCCACAAGATTCGCGTCAGCAACAGCCGTTGCATCTGCGGCGGCGGTGGTGTCGCTTTCCTGAACTTCGAAAGCAAACCCACCAGCAGCGCCCGCATCGGTGACTGTGCCGGTAGAGACCCCGAAATTAACGGCCTCGAAGCCCTGCATATCAATCCATGCACCGGCAGCAGGTGTGACGCCAGCAAGGGTTGCACTCAATGCAAGCCCCCGTTCTGCGCCGTTGGTGATGTCAAATTTAGCCATCGGTTATCTCCTTACGCGGCACACTTGCCAATTTTAATTGCATCAAAGTTGGTCACGTCGCCACCAACACGCTGAGTCGTGTAGAATGTAATGAACCCTTTGTTCGTGTAGATGTCGCGGATGACCTGAATGCCGACCCGATCAATGATCGTATAAGCCGTCCGGAAGTCGCCATAAACAACAGACAAAAGACCAGCACCAACGGCGGGCACATCGTCCATGAACACAACATTCTTGCCGAGCAGTTGCAGGGCAGACTGACCATCGCGAAGCAAAGTTGGGGAGAAGTAAAATGCGTCCGAGCCTTTCAGCTTTAGCACTTCGCCGAACGTGGCACGCTTCATGGCAAAAGTCGCGTTGCCCTGATAGCCCTCTTTCAAGGAGTTCTGAAGGTCAATCAAGCCGTCGGCTGTGACAGTCGTGCCAGATCCGCTATTCACCTGCTCGATTTTGTTGCGCTCATAAACGCCAGTTGACGCCCACGCGGCGTAGGTCAGCAAGCCACGGGGCTTTGCAACGCCGTTGCCAATCAAGAAAGCCGTGTTCTGGGTGCGTCCGAACTTGTCTGCAACTTTGCCGCCGAGCCAGTTTTCAACATTGAGATAACTGTCTTGAATTTGCTCAGAGCTTGCGCGTGGATCAGCTTCAATCTTGTGCGCAGCGATTTCTTTAAGAGCAAGTTGTGGCGTGTCAGTTTCGCCCTCTGATGCTCCTTCGCCGGCCCAGCGAGCGCCAGCCTCTTGATCATCAATCAGCATCTCAACCGACTTCGACCCGGTGGATTCAACGTTCGCAAGTTGCCGCATTGGGGACGTTTCGAAAATGCGCGTCACGATCATATTCGAGAACGACGGGCGCACCAAATAGCCGCCGTCAAGATTGTTGTCAGTCGACATTGCCCGGATTTCAAGCCCGTCAGTCTCCGAGAATTTTACACCATCGGGCAAATGACCATTGCGCATATAATCGGCAAATGCTCCGGCGCTCTTGGCCTCAAGCTCGTCGGCCTGCTCTGACTTCGTGCCAGGGCGATCCATCGCGGCCTTGATTTTGGCCTGCGTGTCTTGCATTTTCTGCATGTCGGCCAGGATGCTGGCGGTCATTTTGTCAAACTTTTCGTTGTCCATGCCGTCGCGCGTTTTGATCGCGTCAACTTCGCCCCGAAGTTCGGCCAGTACAGGATTGATCTTTTCGACCAGCCCTTTGATTTCTTGCATATCAGACATTTTTAGTCCCTGCGATTTGGAGGAGTGTTTCGATAGACGCTTTAAGCTCGTCTGCATCCCGCAGGTGTTGCTGTGGATCTCCTTCGGCTGCATCCCGCAGCTTTTCCAGATAGCCCTTGAACCCGGTTGCAACGATTGTTTTCGCTGCCGATCGGGAAAAACCTTGTTCAATGAGGAGGGCTTCAAAGCCGCGCTCCGTCATTTCTGATTTGATGCTTGTAACGACTGCCGACGACGCCGCTGGAATCGTCACAAATGACACCTCGTATAGATCAATGGACTTCAGGACGCGGATGTCTCCATCCATTTCCTCAGCGCCTGTTCGGTAGCCGATTGACAGCCCGTCCATAGCGCCCATCTTGACTAGTTCACGCGCTTCACGGCCCTGCATAGTGTCAGCTAGGCGACCATCAACACGAAGGCCCTTGCCGTCCTCTGCAACGGTGTCCCACATCCCAATCGGCTTATCCATGCTGTGTTGCCATAGCATTTTGGGTTTGCGTTTTGCGAGGCTCTCAACAAATGCGCCCTTGACAATTCGGTCTCCGTAGCTGTCAATCTCGTCAAATACAGAGCCATAACCAGACACAGCAAAGCCGTCGCCGTCAGCCTTTAGATCAAGGTCTATGAGCTTAAATTCCATGCGATGCCGCCCGGGGTTACTTCTTTGCGCGACTTTACCACAAAACAACCCCACCGCGCAAGAGGGCCGCAAATAGTGATTGCTAAGGTTAGGCTATGGGGTTACGGTGTGGGCGATAACAACAAAGGGGAATGAGATGAACGACCGTAAAGACGCACTAATCAAATTGCTTGCAATGGTCAAGTCAGGGGAGTGGAATACAAGATTGGCGCTAAAGGCGCTTCCAGAAAGTCACCTTAACGACAAGCACAAATGGGTTGATCCTATTGGCTGGGCGTCTAGGGCCGTTCTTCACGGGTCTCTAGATGCGGCCAATGCGCTGCATTTAGAGGTTTTGGACAGTTGGTTTTGTGTAACTATGTTTGGCGGTGACGTCACGATATTGCATCGCGGCGAAGAGCACACAGGTGTATCCGGCAATCCAGCGCGCGCGTGGCTCATTGCAATTCTTATGGCGCTAATTGCGGACATACAGAATATGACCACCAACAACACGGAGGACACCCAATGAGCTACGGCATGACGCTACTCAAAAAGATTGCGGCCAGCCCTCAACTCGACTTGCGCACAGTCTCGGTGCTGATCCATCCTAGACTTGATGTGCTAGCCATTACAGTCATTTTAAAGGATTGGGATAAGCTCGGCTGGGTTTTCAATGATCCGTCAGCGCATGTCCCGAGCAAAACCAAGACAAAGGAGGAATGACATGGGGAAAAATATGGTACAGGGCGGCAGTCCGCTTGACGCTAAAAACATTGCGGAAGCTTTAGGTGCGCTTGAAGGCATACGGGTTGAGGACATACCGTTCGGCCCGAATCTGGTCGCTGGGGTCATGTCTGACGCGGCGTTGATAATTCGCGCGCTGCTGGAAGAAGGCAAGGGGAAATGACATGACTGAAAATGCAATCGCGATGGCAATCGCGATATCAATGGTTGCCTTGGCTGTTGTGGTGACTTTTTGTGATGCTGTTTACATGGAGCATAAAGACGCAAAGAAAAAGACACCACCGCCGCCAATGCCCGAGCCTGATCCACCAATCCGCGAAAAAGGTCACAAGTTTTACATTTTCGGCGATCACATAGCGACAGCGCGCCATGACATATCCTTCAAAGAGTTCATGAGGGGTGATTTTATACTGGAATATCACGGCAAGTATCTGCAAAACCCGCGCGCGGCAAAAAAGCTGATCCTGTCTGACTTCGCTCTTTAATCCAGCGTAACCCACCCAACCGCGCACCGGCAGTTGATAACACCCTCTGCCGGTCCGCCTGGTTCGCCCGGATAAAATAGCGAATAGTCGGGAAAATTAAACGCCCCGTCCATTTCAACGATGGTGCCGTCCATATCCGCATGATCCTGCCTTGTGCGTTCGTCCTCAGCACTGATCCATTCCTTTCGAAGTTTCAGCCCCGTCTCTTGCGCTGCCCCGTACCCGCCATAGTTGGCCGCGCCGTGCGTCTCTGTGCGGGCGATCAGGGCCGACCGTTGCCGAGATAGTGCAGGTACTAGGTCACGCACCAACTTTGCCGTCTCTGACGTGCCCAGCCCCTCAGAGAACCCACGATCCACAGCGTTGACGATCTGCCCCCGCGTGGTTTCGCTGATGTCAGTTATGCGACGCCGGAAAGACTCGTTCGCAATGTATCGGCCCGCAAGTTTGGCAACGGTTGTAGCGAAGTCTTTGCGCTCCATTAGACCCGCGCCACCATGCGAGAAAAGCACGTTCTGCCCGTCGGTGGTGTATGCCTTGCCAGACTTTACCTGAGCGCCCAGCACCCGACGGCCAAACAACCCAACCGCAATGGTAGCCTGACGCTCCAAAATGTCCTGCAAATTTGGCTTGTGCTGTGGATCTCTGACAGTCGCGCCTGTCTTTTCAAATTGCTCAATCGTCCAGCGCATTGACCGCGCAATCTCGCGCGCAATCTGAGGCATGAAAGCAGCCTCGATCCGGTCAAGGATTGCCATTTGCCGCCGTTGTTCAGCGCGCCCTGAGCCTAGCAAACTTGCCATGATGCCGCCCTAAATTGTTTCGATAACGGATGTAAGCCCCATCAGTGCAAGAGCGTCCGCCGCATTCATCCCACCTATGGCCGTGATAGCGTCAGGGCTTGCCTGTGGAGCGGTTGATGCGCCCCCAGCTATCCACAGTACCACAAGCGCCTGAGCGCGACGGGCGGCGCTCATATCAATGATCTGTGCAGCGTCCCAAGCAGGGCGCGCTAACAATGACGTGGCTGTGCCGATAAACGTGTCGGAAATTGGAAGAGATGCCGCCGCGTAACCATTGCCGACACTATCCAGCCACAGCCTGTGGCCATACGTGAGAGCATCGGCGGCCCTATAACCAAGGACCATCGCGTAGTGGTTGGCATCAGCAACATGCAAATCAGGCACTGAAATTGTAAGGATCATAGAACAACCCCTGCCTTGCCCGCAACAAACGTCTCAGCGTCGTCAATCTCCCCCGCCGAAAGGTTCGGGCCGAAACGAATGACGAGCTGATATATATTGCCGTTCAGGAAAAGCGCGGTTTGATTTCTTGCGCCAATGTTGATCGGGAACGCAAGAAAGTTCCCCGTCCCCATTTCGCCAGTCGCTGCAGTTCCCTCAACGCCGTTTTTCCTCATATGCACGGAATCACCAGCAATGTCCGCTGTTGATGTAATAACAGCAGTCTCAGGATAAGAGGACGCAGTAAGGATTTTAGCAATGCGATTGCCAACCGCGCCGCCCGAAGTTCCGCCGCCGAGTGCCGTGTATCTTGCAGCGTTGTCCTCACCCGCCAAAACGTAAAATGATCCGTTAGTGCTTCCGGCGTTGTTGGACGTTTCCAATATCATCCTAGCCAAGCCGTCACTTTTAAGCAGCCCAGCGAAAGTTTGTAGCTTATCAACTCCGGGCGTGATCGTCGGCGTAATCATTGAATCGGCGGTCCCGTCAAACTCAAGCCAGGAAAGCCCCGCAGCCGTTCGGTATAGCGGGCGTTTTGCAACTGTGGTTTGTGTCGCATGATTCCCACGTCCAGATTTATCAAGCATCCGCGACACAGCGTCACCGTCGGCTGTTACTGGATCAGTACCGGCGTCTCCCTTGAACAGCGTTGACAGGTCAGAAGGATCATACCACGCGCCCTGTTCACCCGCCGCGAACAACGGGGCAGGCGAGTACACGCCGCCTGACCTCATCACAAAGCATGGACCTATGCCGAGACCGATCATTACCAGATTGCCACGATGCTTGATGCTGTCGTGCCTGTTGCCCAAACGCGGGTTACAGAGAACGGATAGAGCACACCGACAGACAAACCGGCAAAGGTTACATCCTGCCCGCCCTGCATTGTGACCTTTAGCCCGCCAGATCCTGCACCAATGTAGAGAGCGCGGGCAGCAACAGCCAAGTCGGCCCCATCGTTAGGCGTAACAGCAGCGGCATTGCGTGCAGGCGAAGTCAGCCCGCTTTCGTGGTTTGAGAAAGGATCGCTCATTTTGTCTCTCCGTATACTAGCGCAGCAAGCGCCTTTTCATTGTTACTCGTACCAGCCCCGAACACAGCAGAGCCAATCGGGTCAAGGATGGCAGACGCGCCGCCGAGGGGGGCGTATCCGATAGCCTCGCGCGCCTCGTCAACAGTCAGGACACCTCCCTGCACGGCCTTGGTCATGCGGTCAAATGTACGCGTGCGCACGCCCTCAAGGGCCGGAATGTCGTCCATGTTCGTTGCAAATCTCAGCCCGTCACCGTATCGCGGCAGCAACCAATTACCAAACTGCGCAAGGAATTCGTTGAACATCGGTATCACGGTGTCAGTGTAGAACCGCTCTTTCGCCTGTTCGAGATTGTTGAACGTGCTGGCGTCGTTGTCAATCAGCGGCAAAGGAACACCAAACGCGGAGGCAACCAGTTTCGCCGCCTCCTTCTGTGTCGTCACGAAATCCATATCTCGGGGGCTGTTGTCCATCGATACCCACTCAGCGCCACCGGTCAGCATTGGAATTTCGCCCGCGTTATCCTCACCCTGCACGGCTTTCTTAAAATATTCACGCATCCGGTCAAGGATTTCCCCCGATGGAACTCCGGCAAACTTGACCAGGCCAGACGGTCGGGCGCTGTTCTTGAGCAGCTTATAGTTCCACATCATGCCCGCGTTGTGCGTATCGGCTGGAAGGCTTGCAGCCATGAGCGGGGATTGCCCGCGCCAATAGTCATCGGGGTTAATCATTTTCATGAAAAACATATCGGATTTGCCGGTCAGAGAGTCGACCTTGAACGTGGTTTCGTTATTGTTCAATTTATGCACATACGCGGCAGGCATACCACCTCGACCAGGCGACACATAAACGTCAAGCGGGGACACGTTCCACAGCTCAACCGGGCGTACCTCACCTGTGCCAATGATGCACATCTCGCCTGTCAGCAGGTAGTTTGTGAACGCCTCTTTGATAAAACCATCATAGCCCTGCATAGGGTTAGGGCGATTAAGCAGAGTCAACGCGGGATGATCGGCCAGCACTTCGCCGTTGCCATGCACCTCAACAGTCAGATCACCAATCGCGCCGGTGATCTCACGCACAGCCCGATAAACGACCGTGTTTAGCTGATAGCCCTCGGTGATGTACTGCCGTTTACTTTTGGCCGGTTGCCATGCACCGCCGCCACTCATGACCAGAGCCGCACCAATGGGGTTTTCTTTGGCCTCAAGAACGGGCGTTGTGAATGGCCATAGTTTCATACGTTACGCCCTGTGGTTGCGTTGTTTGCGGCATTGTACAGCATTGCGAGCGGGATTGCTACAGGACAAAGAAACCCTCTTCTGTGCTGCGTATCATTGGACCGAGAGCATAGCGCATAGCGTCGATATAGTGGTTGTGAGCATCAACGATAATGGGCAGGACGTCGCCTGAATTGCGGTCGACCTTATAGCTGTAAAGCCGGAACTCTTGCGCCACACCTGCACAGCGCGGGTGAATAATGATCTTGCGAAATGCCCGCATAAAGCTGACACCATCAACAACAGACCCCGGCCACTTCTTAACGCCTACTGCCAACGGGTAGCCATGACGCTGAAGGAAATTGATGTTGCCGGGTTGTGCGCTATCCCATCGGGTCGCGTATTTTGCAAAATCAGGGATGCGGGCGTCAATAAATGGGGCAGTATCATCAAGGTTTATGCCTGTCGATCCTGCCTCATGTTCGCAATATAGAACTTCGTCCTTGATCCATAGCCGCACAGCCGCTGTCGGATCTTGCGAGTATCCAAAGTCGCCGCCCTGATATGGACCATCCCAAGACGGTTGTGGATCAAACTCTGCAATCTCGTACTTGCCCGCGAATACTTGGCTGTCCGAGTTTGTAAGATATGCGCCTTCCCAAATGTGGGCATATGTTGACGGATCGAGGCGCGACTGTTCCCGCTGGCGTAGCTTTTCCATACCAGCAGGAAAAAACGGGTTATCCGTCCAGTTGACCTCGGTGACGATTGCATTGCTTGGCGGGTTTTTGCGAAAACGATTATCGACCGGCGATCCGTCTAAGCGGGGATTCCAGATCGGCCATAGTTCAGCGTTGGGCTGTCGGAATACTGTTGCCTCAAGCCCAAGCCAAGCAGCCTCTGGCACGTCCTCCGCCTCCTCAACTATCGTCAGGTCAATCTTTGCCAGTGATTTAATCGAGCTGATGTTGTGGCGCAACCCGCGAAAGATAAACTCGGTTCCGTTGCGCCCGCGCAGGTAATCAACGCCCACATCATAGTGCGCTTCAAGCCAAGGCTCTGATGCTATCGCGGCCTTTAATTCAGCGTGAAAACTTTCCTTAATGCTAGCCTGAAATTCACGAGCGCAAAGCACCCGGATCGGATCAATAAGACCCCAGATCGCAGCAACCTTCGCAGCGCCATATGACTTGCCAGATCCGCGACCACCGTGCAAGCCGCGATATTGAACAGACCCACGAGGCTGACCAAATGTCTTTGTGATCTTTGGGGGAAGCCTAACTGTCGCTGTCGTCATCGGTTGCAGCTTCGAGGATGATCTTGGTTGGCGTCATGCTGCCGTCGCTAGACGTGTGGTTGAGGTTGTTTGTTTCGCGCCATTGTGCCCGCGTCTTGAGCCAGAACATCGCAGCCTTTAAGCAGTCGTTATAGCTTGCTCCGTCTACAATTGCCGAACCGGATGCAGACTTGAACAAGAACGCGGCAACCTCCGCATTGCGCTCAACCGAAGCCTTAGCAAGCTCAGACGGATAATGCTTGCGCAAGGTGTCATCAGATATGCCTATGAAGCTGCCGATATCCTCCTGCTTAACGCCAAAAGACGAGAGCGCGTACACTTGCGCCCTTGTTTCTTTGTTTGGGTTGTGCGTCACTTTATAAGCCCTAACTTCTGCTTCAATGGCGTCCTGTTGGTTCGCTTTGATCGTCATTAGGGAATTATAACACAATGCGCCTAGCTAGTGCAATGGTGCTGGCTATAGGGAGGGGGGGGGGGTCAGCAAGGACTTGGGGGGGCTGGCCGCCTACCCAGAGGCAGGTGCATTGCAGCGGCCTCCTCGACCTCCTTGCTGTATGCCTCAACCTCTGCGGCGGCACGCTCTGAAAACTGCGCTTTGACCCAACCTGTAGGCAGCGCCTTAAACCCTGCCGCTTCCAGCCTGCGCTTGCGGCGGTTTCGCTCGGCGGCTGTCATGCCGCCCGCGCTGTGACTGTGTAACCCTTGGGGTCTCGGCGAACTTTTGTGTGCTTCTTGGATTCTGCAACAATCGCGGAGTATTTTGCAATTGCTTCAGCTTCGGTCTTTGCTTTGATGATGGCGGAAAACTCATTGTAGCGGGTATCTTTGACTGTGGCATAAAACTTGGTCATTTGCTTGTCTCCGTTGTGTGCTTCGTTGCTATGCAATATGTATAGCGTGACGCGTCACGGACTGCAAGCAAAAAAGAACACGCGACACGATTTATTTAGCGGGACTACCCTGACAGGCAGTTGAGCGCAATACGTCTGGTGGTGGGGGGTTTCGTTGTCGTGGCCCGCGCAAGGGAGGGGAAAGCGCGGGCCACTACCAACAACAAAAGGAAACTCATGAAAGGAACAAAACACAAGCAACCTCTACACCATGAACGAACTGCCAAGCCGCGTCAAGTGGTGATTGTTGCAAAATATATGCGCAGATTTTGTCCAAATAGCGTCTGACAATGCGTTGTGTGCAGTGTTTGGCTTGAATGGGATTCTTGGATTTCCCACACGGTCAATCTCTTGCTTGATGTCACGGCAGTACATTGGCCAACCTTTTGGCAAATCCATCATTGTCCCGTACAACTGGCACAGAACAACCCAATCATAATCGGCGTAGTATGCCCAAAACTCAGGTGAAGGTCCGGCAAAGTCTATGACTCTTGCTGCTATGCTGGCGCGTGTATTTCCTTTTCCAAGCAAATGGCACAACACGTTTTCTTTCACCCAAGGGACAGCGCGAGAAAGATCACATTCGCTGTTTTCGACGTAGAGTGTTTCGCCGTCTTCTCGAACCATGCCGATTGAAATAAGGTCAATCGTTTTGCCATCCTCAATAAACTCTGTGTCAAACCATATTTTCATTTGCTGGCTCCTGTTGGTGTCTGGAACGCTGCCATGATCGCTGCTCTGTGGTGGGTGTTGGCCCAGTCAAACGCCTCTTGGGGAACACGATGCAACCCTCCAACGCGCTTATTCCCGAACCTAAGATAAACGGCCCACTTTGACCTGACCCC